TCGCGGAAGTTATATTCACCCCGCCTATGTGCCTCCATCCAAACCAGTTCCGACCTCTTAAACCTCCAGTCACTTGGTACAGACCCACCCAGACACCCAAGCTCACGCGGCCCCATTAATGGAGCTGGGCAAGCAGAGAATGCAGGGTACCTCTTCCGGAAAAGTGCATAACCCTTCCTCCAAAGATTTGGAGAGAGAGTTTCCACGAAGGCATTCCAGTATGAACCGTATTGATCCCAGGGAAGAATTTGTACGCCAGTCTCCTGGCATAACATTTCCACCTGGTAACCAAGAAGGCCCACATTGGGAACCTTAATCCGAACGAGACACCCAGCATCCTTATCCCACTCGTAAAATTCCGAATTGATGAGTGCGACGTCGCGGGAATAGTAATTCTTACCTATCGAGTACTTTAACCCAATATGAGAAGTGGAAGTTTTCCACCTCTTATACTCGGAAGGACTCGCCGGGAAAAGAACATCATCCCCGTTGATCCGCATCCATCTATCCCTAGGAATAGCGAGACAGGTAGCTGAACGGTTTAGTAGACAAAGTAAGGGGAAGGACAAGATATGTCCCATCATCTGACCCCGTTTCACCGGGATCGGCGATGATCCTCCTAGATCCACTCCTATCTCCGTGAGACTTCGGATAGCAAGCTTCCGAATGGCACCCTCGAAAGGGAGAAGCCACCCGGGTAACTTAATATCTGTTCGTTTCAACATCTCTTCTGCTGCAAACTTAGTATACCGTAGGTAGATCTCGTCCGTAGCTGCCTGGTAATCACCACTGACAAACTTCTGACCCTTCTCAAGGGACAACGTCCTAAGTTCAGACGACACAGACATACCTCCAATAAGGGAGTACGTCTGGAGTTGCCTCATCTTAGAATGCCACGCCTTTTGAATGGGTTTCAGAAGATTCAGTACCCAGGATTGACGGGTAACAAGTCGAACCTTCAAGGGCTCCGGAATTCCGGCGACCTTGGCTAGGAAAGGCTTGTCACTATCGATTATGGGTTCTGCTTCAGCCAGTAGAGTACCAAGTAGTTCCTCCCAGACCGAATCCCAGTTGCAAAGCAATAGGTCTTCGGACTTTTGGTTTTCTAAGTCCTCAACTTTAGAGTAGCCTCTCGAATCAAGTATAGACTGGTCTCCCAAGATGTGTTCTCGAACGAAACCCTGAACTCCACCTGCCTTCCGACTACT